CCGGCATGGTGATCTCTGGTAACAGCACCCTGCCTGCTTACGTGTACCGTACTGCTATCTCCGTGGCCTCTGGCTGGGGTGATGGCCGCGTGGCTTCTGGTGTGTACGCTGCCACCGGTAACGTGATCTCGTTCGGTCGCGTAAGCTCCAGCAACCCCACCGCCGCTTCTGGCGTGGGTGAGGGCGTGATTCAGGCCAACCTGACTTCTACCGTCTCTGGCACCCAGGCTGGCGAAATCTACTTCGCTGGTGGCACCGCAGGTTTTGGTACCAACCCCTTCCTGACCATCACCGGCGCTACTGGCGTTGCTCCTGGCACTGTTAACTACTCTGTTACTTCTGCTACCACCCTTCGGGTGTTTGCAAAGGAAACCGCCAACAGCACCACCACTTCCGGTGGCTTCTACATCTCCAGTGGTGATGCAAGCGCAGGCCGCACCGGTTACCTGGTCGTGGAAGTGTGCTACATCCAGCCCGATGAAGCTCCTGGTTACGAAGACATCGACGGCTACCTGACCGGTCGCACTGTCAGCTGATTAGGGTAAACTAGGACCAGAGATTAACTCCCTGGTCCTTATGTTGTATCAGCACAAAAAAACCGGCGCTCGCGTCAAAGTTGTAAGTGAGTTTGATAACGGTGATTGGTTCATGGTTGAAGACCAGGACGGACGCCTTTACACCGCCTACAAAAACGAGTTACTGCCTGATGAGACAGCCACTAAAACGGTAAAGACTCTTCAGGTAAAAGATAAAGCCGCAAAAGAAGAGCCCCGTGCTTTTCCTCCTGACAATCGTTTGAATATTAATTCCGCTACCGCCCAAATGATCGCTGATCATATCAAGGGTATCGGTCTTAAAACTGCCCGAGAAATCAAGGATCTACAGATGTCTTTATCGGGTGAGCGATTCAATAACTTGGAGCAACTCAAACAGATTAAAAGAGTGGACTGGGGAGCAGTTCTTGCGGCTGATCTGATTCGAGTGTGATACACAAAATAAGCCCCTGGTTTTCCAGGGGTTTTTTGGTTTTAAAATAAAAAGAAAAGGACAATGGCGGGCATATTTTCTGCTGGTAGAGTAGCGCATCCCAAGGAAGATGTTTTTCCTACTACGGGTGAACACCTTGACGTGCGTGTAATACCCCAGTTTGGACCTCAAAAAGGAAACCCGGTTAACCCTAGAAATGCAAGATCTATTGTTCAAAACGTTTTAATTGGTGATCAAAGAACTCCTTTAGTTCAGCCACAAGGAAAAGGATGGAAATGGAACTTTCCAGTTACTTCTGAATTTGGTCAGCGAATAGCCCCTACTAAGGATGCTTCTACTTTTCATAAAGGCCTAGATATTGGGTTGGCTGCTGGAACTCCACTTGCATATCGTGGCTATGGAACGTATAGGCCCGATCATGGTTATGGCTCTATCATGACTACGGATGCGCAGGGTAATCCCTACGAAATTCGTCTTTTACACACAAAACCAGGGAAGGCGTCAGCTGTTGGACCTACCGTGGCCCCACCCCCACTTGCACTTCCTGGTGATCAAAGTCAAGATGTTAACGTAGCAACTGAAACGGTTAACAAATCAATTAGAGATGCATTAATGGGAAGTTTATTGGAACAAGCTTTCTTAAAAAGAAACGAAGGGGCGTCTCAAGCCAACCCTTATTCCCAGGCATTTATTACCCAAGAAATGATTAATGAGTTTGCTTGATTACACCAATTTATAATTAAACTATGCTGAGGATTTTAGGTGCAGTTATCGGATTTCGATAAAAGCAAAGTCAGGTATCATTTAGGATACTTCACTGTGTCTGTACCTGCGGGCGACTATGCTCGCTTGGAAGAGGCAATGAATACTATTCCTGACTCTTATTTTTATGATAAGATTTCAATTCAACTTGGTCGTTGTGACACAGCTGAAAAGAAAACAGAAGTAGCAACTTCGCCCTCTACACGTCTTGAAAGTATTGCAGGTGACGTGGATCGTACGATCCGCTCCAGCAATGCCAAAGAAGCACTAAAGGTTTGGGACGAGATCTATCTCTACGAAACCAATAGGTTGGCACAGATTCTTTATGTGCCTAACTACAAAGATCCGTTCCAGGCCCGTTATCGCTACGAACGTTCTGGCGCTGAATTTATCCAGGCTTTACCTGGTCCTGCCGATACAGCAGTCGGTTCCCGTATTTATTTACATGAGGTTTGGCGATAATGAATAAGCTTTTTCAAAAACTTTTACAGCAAGCTAGATCTAGCGTTCCACCCCAAGCAGTACGTAGCGTTCAAGGATTTGCCAACGACTTAGTAGCTCCTGTGCTTCGAGGGGTAGGAACCCAAGCGGAAAATGCGTTAGTAAAATCTGCCGGAGTTATACAAGATGCGGTTGTTCGTCCAAACAATCGGATTTCTCAAAAATATCTTGCCAACCCAGGTGTTGGTTCTCCCCGTACTTTTCCGGCTGGATTTGCTGGTCAAGTCCTGATGGGCAAACAAATAGGACAATATACTCCCAGCATTCCTCTCCCAGAAAGTTTTAATAATCCAAAATACACTCTTGATGGAGCCCAACGTTTCCTGAAAGAGTTTGGCGGTAACGTTACTTCAAGTGCACAACGAGCTACAACATCTCTCACCCCTGGTCCCACGTCTGTTCAGTTTCCTTTTGACGATTCTTTAGAATTACTAAAGGGTAAAGCTAAATACCTTCAGCGTCAAGCACAAGCTGGCATCAACACTTCTCAAGGAGCGCTTCGCAACCTTCAAAGTCTTGGTCCAACGGCATGGAATCCTCTTGCAACAAGCACTCCGACTACATTACTTGGCAAAGTGGGTAAATTTGTAAATCCACTTAATCCTATAAATGCCGGAGGCATTGCGGCAGGGCTTGTTGTTGATAATCTTTTTCCCGAAGAAATTCGCAACACAGCAAATGCAGGGTTGATTACCCCTGGCCCTATTCCTATCAAAGCACTTGCCGCAGGTCTTTATGACACGTTCCTAAATGAACGTAATGCAGGTGTTGGATTAGCCACTGGAACATTGCGAGACAATGATCCGATGAGGTACGCTGGTATACAAGCTTTACAGAATATTAAAAAACAAAACGCGCAGCGACCTGTTGGCACTTTGTCTCAACTTAATGGAAAAGAAGTTGAGTGGAGAGGGCCAGGGTTAGGGTGGCAACGGACTTATTTGGAAGATGGTGGTGATTCGCCGCCACCGTCTGCACCTGGTTTTTCCGCACCTGCTGAAATTCAACCAGGGCCACGAACCGGACGACAGGCTCCTCCAGCACCCACACAATTAGGACCTGGAGTTGTGTCTAACGGGGCCGGTGTTCCCGCACAACGACAAAATGTTCAAGAACGCGCACGCTCTCAAGAAGTACTTAATGCTGCTCAGCAGTACGCTGCTCCTACAGGTGTCCCCCTTTCTTCCTTCTATGAGGGCCAGCAGCAACTGGGTAGGAGCATGATGCAGAAAGGTACCTTGGTGAGCGAACTGCAAAGCTTGGGTGGCGCGACGGGTATGGAGCCGACAGCTTTCAAACAGTGGGCCCAGGCGAATCCCGGCCTGGCTTATCGCGAGTTGTTGAAACTTCGTCAAAACCCTACCCCACAGTAAATATAATGGCCCCCCGTACTGTTTCTGATATTTTTGGCCTTAAGCCAGAAGAGGTAAATGCTCTAGCTATTGTTTCTGGACTAGAAGGATATCGTGGGGCGAGCGGTAAGGATGTCGCCGCTGTTGCCGCAAATTTACTTAACCGCCGTCTTCATGGTGGTTGGGGAGGCCGCGATATTAGAAACATCGCAACTGCACCTGGGCAATACGAAGCTATCTTTAGCAGAAAGCTTAGTATGAAGGATTTAGCTGATCCTGCTACAGGGGCAAGGTTATTGGGGGGCCCAGCGCAATTTGAACTAATTCGCAATACTGTAAATAACGCGCAGTTGGTTGGCGGCGAATTTGATCGCATGAAGGGTGCACAATCCTTCAAGGGCGTCAGTCAGTATGCAAATCGCAAACCGGAAGATTACACGCCTGTTCCAGGTAAAAGCAATTTTTATCATGGTACGGACCCGAATGTTTATAAACGGGGCCGCGCATTGTTTGGTTCACAAACACCAGCAAGTTCCCCTGGGACTACCCAAGCTCCTCCTGTTGCCACACCAAGGGAAAAAGGGAACAACCTTGGCAATACTTTTTTACAAAGTATGATTAAGAGTTTTGTCCCTGCGCTTATTCGGCAACGATCGGAGGCGACAACCAATCCATACGAAGGTGTTGCAAGTCTTGATTCAAGTATTTTAAATGCTGATGATGAACTTGTATCTTATCTACAAGGCATAAGTTAATGGCAAACCTTAGAAGCCGGCAAACTTATCTAGGTTCAGATTACACCCCTGGGGAAGTATCTGAGCTACTTAAGGGAGAACGCTACACATCCTTTGGTGATCTCCCCTATTCTTTCGGTGACCTAACCGGCAAGGATCAGCCAACATACACAAGTGTTGGCTTTGATCGCTTGAGTAAGTTCAAGTCGGAACAGAAAGATCCTGGGAGCATGTTCCAGCGTTTCCTTGCGTTGCAAAATAATCCCACATCTTTAGTTGAAAGCAAAATGCGTTTGCCGACAGGTTTTAACCAGGCTTACAATTTGGCTTCATTTTAAGCAAAGAAAAATATTGTCCATTAGAATGGGTTTACAGAACACCAGCGGCCTAGCGCAAAAGGCTGAATACCGGAAGCAGTAAATGTCATCAACCTCAACCAATAAGCAGCCCTTGCTTGTTGATCGCCCTTTATATGACACCGTCCGAGTCACGACTCAAACGGTAGGTAGTGCTGCAACCAATACTTTGTTTGTGCAAGGTGGTCAGGCACCGTCTATCCTCGTAGACATGGACGCCGAATTAAGCGAAGATAGTAACAGTGGCGGTGTCGTTGATTCAATCACCATTACACGTAACGATTTCTACCGTTCTCCCGACTACACAGTAAACGCAACTACCTCTGGTACTTCCATCTCACTTGTCAGTGGACAGATTGTTTTAATCACAGCAACTGGTTCCTTGACCGGTGGTGGCGCACCCTTCAGTGGCTATGGGTATTACACCTACACAGGTGCAGCTACCCTCACTGGAATCAACACTGCACTTAACTACTCTGGTGGCATTGCATCGGGCTTCACATACAACGGTGTTGCTTACGGTTATCAGCAAGCTGCAACCTTTGTGTTTTACCAGACGCGTGGCACCACGACTCCAATCCCTGGCTCTGGTGATTACAGACTTATTTTTGCAAAGACTCTTCCCGCAGGCAGCGGCACTGTCGATTGTTCTGACGTAATGCCTCAGCTTGCAGTACCAAATGTAAACGCTGGCAACACTACTGGCTTAGGCTCCACGGCTCCGCTGCGTAACAAGGGCATCTACCTGGAGCGTGGCGACCGTATTTACGTGGGTGTATTCCCCGATGGCCCTAATAGTTCTGGTTATATTCCCGGCGTGCATGTAATTGCACAGGGCGGTTTCTTCTAAGGCATGTCTCCTAAAGGGGGCGATAAATTTGGATCTTTTGTCAAAGCAAGTGACGCTGATCCTTTTCGCCTAAGACCAATTACAACAGAGTTTTCTGCTGGTGGCGTACCAAACTCACTTACGGTCGTCAACAGAGAGTCTGCATGGTCTAGATGGCGACGTGGCTACGAAATTGCCACCGCATGTTTCTATGACAACGCATATGAATATCCGTTTAGCTACGTAATTCCAGTGCCAGCTGGAACACCGGCTTCCGTTGCAGCAGCACAACCAACCATCCCTGGAACCTTCGTAGGGTTCCCCACTAAGAACAAAGAGTTTGGCATGCACTGGGCTGGGGCTCGTTTGGCGGGATCCTTGCGGTGCGATAACTTGGTTGACAAGACGACAGGCACCAGACTTTACATTGAAATGGTGACGGAAGATTCGTCGTACTGGTACGTCAAGCTGGCCGGGAACTGGAGTACGAGCAATCCACTACCCCCACCGTTTTACGTGGCCCTTCCTGGCGTTCCTAACGGCCTTAGAGCGATTAATGGCGAGGTCCTGGAGGACCGGGTCATAACTGTTGGTGCACCTCCGATCACCAAAGAAACAATTGACCCAGCAACGCAGAAACGATACGGCTACATCCAAGCTGTCATCGTAGAGACGTATCCGTTTACTGGAATCCTAAAGCTTCGTAAGTCGGGTTCTGTTGAAGCTACACCAGATGCGGCGCTGATCACACCAGCAACCAAAGGGCCTAGTCTTAATAGATACCTAATAACTGGTGCAAGATACTGTTGCTCTTGCCAAGACTTTACGCATCGTGATTACTCGTTCATGAATAATCTTGGCGAGAGTAACAAGAAGATGTTTCCGCGAACAAGCCTTGCGTCTGTTAAGCCTGGTCGATATGAGAAAACAAGATTAAACGGAAAGTTAAATAACAATGCGATGACAAGTGCAACGGTTGATCGCAAGATGGATATTATTACACCCTCGGCACAGTACAGCGTTCCACCTGAAGTAAACACAACATCAACGGTAGATCCTGATGCGACCAGGGATTTTGCTGGAGTCTTTCGTGAGTTTGGTGCTACATACCTAAGAAGTACAACTAACCCTTCCATCCCTGGCTCTAGGGCAGAAGGGATGCCTACATATGAAGACTATACTTCGGCCAATGGCCAGATTACTTCGATTACAGATTTCTGGGCACCGCTATTAGATGAGATGCGTTACTGCAAACACATCTATGCCATGAAGTTTGCAGAAGGTAATTTCCCGCCAGAACCGTCTGATTTTCCAGTGGAAGTAGGAAGCATGGCTGCGTGGGAGCAAAGGTTGGTTGATCAAACTGAAAATGAACAGCAAGAGTTAATTGCAGCGGACTTGTCAAGAACATCTTTGGCAATGATGGATGTACCCCCATACAATTGCCAATCACCAATGATGATGCCAATGATGCAGAAACTGTTTAATATTCCCGCTAACTTTGTCATGATGAGAGGTTTTACAATGTATGACAAGGATGGCACTGCATACAAGCCATCACTAGGCCAATTGCCAGCATCGTCATGACAACACCAAACTTTGGAGATGTTGTAGATACAAACTTTATTTACTCACAAGAACAAGATGATGTTCGCAAGTACGGTTTTAGTGAGTTCCAGGTAAGTGGTCGGCCTACCATCTATCATGCCGGTGACGTCGTACACTTACCTTTTGCATCTGGTGAACTATCGACAATTGAAGCTGTGGGACTTGCCTGGTCTGGTTATGTGAATGGTATACCGCCAGAAGAATAGATAAAACAAAAGCCCCGCGTTGACGGGGCTCATGCACTCAAGTGTGTTTATTACACAGCCATGAGTTGTTTCTCAATTTTATCAAGGCGCTTGCGGACAGCAGCAACGTTCCAACGGTAGCTATCCCTGGAACGGGTCTCAGGAAAAGCAGCATAGTGGGGACCAAGCTTCAGAGTGCCGTCGTCGCGGTACTGGAAGAGGGTCTTACGGTCAATACCGAGGAGTTCTTCCACACGTTGCGCGGAGACCCATCCAGGGTGCTTAGCCATGGCTTGAGAAGCTGTCTACGTCACAAGCTTATCAGCCGTCAAGAGGCCGTCAACAGCTTTAATAAAGTTTTTATCTCTTTATTTTCTCTTCGAAAAGTGAGGTGAAATTAAAATAGGTTAACAGCACACAAGAGTATGTTCAATTGCGAACAGGAACCCCTCGCCCTGCTCATTGAATTAACTCCGAAACTAGCAAAGAAACGTTACCGCCAATCTATATACGACGCCTGGAATTCAAAATGTGCTTATTGCGAAGAAGTTGCCACTTCCCTGGACCATATTGTCCCAAGGTTTAAATCCGGGTCTAGCAACAGGAATAATCTTGTACCCGCATGTCGCAGGTGTAACACTTCCAAGGCCAGTACCAAAGTGAATGAGTGGTTTGAAAAACAAGAATTTTTTACACAAGCTAAGATGGATAGGATTAACTCCTGGATCAAGCAAGAACCTATTGACGTTTTTGTTTATCAGGTAGATACATTATCGGTGGCTGTTTGACATGGGACTCTGGTATAACCCTACATCTAAAAAGTGGAATATCTCCTATGAGAAGACCGATTATCCTACAAATTTAAAAACAGATAATCCGACAAATCTTACCAAAAGAGTTTCAGATGGCTGGGACCGTGTGTGCGAAGGTCCTTGGTACCGCCGGCGCTGCTCTGACGTTGAGAAATTTAAAGATGTTGACGATACAGATGCCAACAATACTAATAAGGCAATTAATGAAGCTAATCAACAAGAAAATAATAACAACGCAGCATTAAACACGCAAAATACATACAAAAACCAGGCTTATGACGCAACTGTTGCAACTGCAGGTTCTACTAGGGGAGGTGACTATACTGCACAAAGGCAAATTGTTCGCAATTTAAGTGGCATTGATGACTCTTTAAAGAATAAATTACAAGAAAGTTTTAAGACTTTTTACCAAACTGAAAAGCTACAGAGGTGGGATCCAGCATTGGGAGCAAAACCTCAGTATGGTAACTTTGACCCCAACTATTACAAACAGCAAAATCCAACAGTTTCGGCTGCATGGCAGAATGCTGTGGCCAATGATGATATTGATATTACCGAACGATATGGTGAGAACGGTTATTACCTGCAGCACTACACATCCCAGGGGAAGCAATCAGGGCTAAGAGGCAATGCCCCAGAGAAAACATCGGCCGCCCTGGGGTATACAGAAAAGAAGCCCACGGATGCGGATTTACAGCAGGTAAGAAACCTTCAATTAGGTGTGGATACCAATTCACAAACCCAACGTTTGCTGAATATTCCTGAGATTGCTGCTGAGTGGGAAAAGGCAAAGAATGGGGATCCTTACTGGGCACAGCAAGCAAAGGAGAAATATCTAAACCCCGACAAACCAGATGAATTTGCGGCGTTATTTAGATTGTCAGAACGACAAGAAGATCAAATGGTGCGTTTACAGTACAACGCAAATGCTGGCTATGGCATAACAGAGCTAGAGGATGCAGTTAATGAAGCTGTTGGCGAAAAAGCAACAGTTGATGTCAAGCGGTTTGGCGCTTTGACACAAGACGCATTGAAGACCACCATCGCCGAAATGAAAAAAGCAAAAGGCAAGGAACAGGCCTTGAGTCTTTTGGGTGGTTTTGGTGGCTTCAGTGAGGTCAAGGACATCAACAAGGAGCTAACAAACAGCATCATGGGTGACTCTGGAGTTGGTGGCATGCTTTCCTTTATGTCAGGAGGCAAAGCTGAAGAGTCCTTGGAAAAAAGCCTGCAAAATATCACAGGCGTAAAGAACAATGTTACATATAACTGGCAACAATGGTTTGATAATACTCTTAAGAAAAAGTACGAACAAGACCTGGAATTAGGCTATACAGCGGGAGAAGCAAAAGAAGACGTAAAGATACAAGCTGACTTTGCACGCAACTTCATTGATAAATATTTGACTCCAAGATTTAACACTTCGCGTTCAATGGATGAATTTGTTGAATACTTGGATGTGCGTCAAGAAGAGCAAAACCCGTTCCAGACGCAAGACATGTTAAACGCAACAAATCAAGTTGCAAACCTAAGAGCGCAGATGTACCTGGACCAGCTAAAGGCATCTTCTGATCGTTATTTCAACTCAGACTTTTACTTCAATCCAACAGGAGACAAGGCAAGGACTTCTAACTACGCAGAACAAGCGTCAACCGTAGCCTCTGACTGGGAAGCAGCTAAGAAAGGTGATGCGTACTGGGCGCAGCAGGCCTATCGTTTTGGTGTGGACCTTAACGACAAGGACGCCTTTGCACGTATGCATTTCCAGGTCAAGGGCCAAGGACGTGGATACGATGGGGCAGAAGACATTCTCAACGCTGGTAAGGTGCAAGATGAGATCTACTCAAATATTCTTCCGGCACTTAAGGATGAAGCTTTAAAGCAAGGTACTGTCTTTGGTCAGTTTGTAACACCAGAAGAGTTTACCGATGAATTACTTAAGGGCCTGGATCCAGCAGACAAAAAGTCTTGGGATGAGGTTCTTCAACGATACGGTATTACCGACTTCAAGGGCACAATCGATGAGCTTAAAGAGTACGTAACGGAGACACTGCGCACTGGATCGGCACAAAAAATTAGGGAAGAAATAAAGTACTTAAATGAAAAACGCAAGAAACCGACACAAGAAATACTTGGCTTAACTTACATTGAGCGACCCGAAGACTATAAAGATCAGCAGGCGAAACCATCGACTGAGCTGTATAAAACATTTCAGTCTGCTGGTTACCAGGGAACCGAGGATGAGTTTTACGAAAAGTTTTTCCCTGATCTAGACCGCTCAGAGCAAACGTTACTAACAAAAGCAGGCTCCGATTCGGCGCTTAAGGTACAAGGATTAGACATGAGTGACCCATTTGCCTCCCTTGGTACTATTGAAAGTTTCTTTGGTGAAGAAACACCATCTAAAAAAGAAACCACAACAACTAAAGATACTGATATGGATAGTTATTTTAAACTGGGATTAGATGACGACGAGGATGAAGACTACAAGTCCAAAACCGGTAGTCAGATTCTTGGTGAGTTCACGTCCATGTTCAAGGGTCTCTGATGTCAGACAAGCGTAAAAAGGCAGCCTCTGCCGCTAAGTTACATAAAGATTCAATGGCATGCAACAAACCCCGACGGACTCCTGGACACCCGACCAAGAGTCATGTAGTAAAAGCATGTGAAGGGGGCGAAGAAAAAATCGTGCGCTTTGGCCAACAAGGAGTAGAGGGAGCTGGTAAAAACCCCAAGACAGCAAAAGACAAAGCCCGTAAGAAATCTTATTACGCTAGACATAATGCCCAGGATCCAAACCCAGACAAAATGTCAGCCAGGTACTGGAGCCACCGTGTAAAATGGTAGTGCCTCACTCAACTGCAAGTGGCAAAACCCAAGTCCAGCTTAGCTCTCAAGCCTGAGTCCAAACCTAAGAAAACTCGCCAAGGGCGGTCAAAAAGTACTAAGCTAAAGCAGGGTCAAAAAAAGTACCGTGGTCAAGGTTAAACATCTTTATGGTGCAGTTCCCGATTTAACAGGGAAAATCTACGGCCGTTTGACAGTTCTCGGTTACAGTCCCAGCGTGAAGCACCAGCTATCGCGCTGGGTTGTTTTATGTAAATGTGGTAAAAAGGGTACAATTTATGGCATGTCTCTTTCAAGTGGCAAAAGCCAGAGTTGTGGTTGCTTGCAAAAAGATAAATCAACTAAGCATGGTAATTCAAATCATCCTTTGTATAAAATATGGACTTCAATAAATTATCGATGTAACAACATTGCTTGTGCTGACTATTGCAACTATGGAGAGCGAGGCATAAAAAATTTATTCAGTTCTTTTGAGCACTTTTGCCAGTGTATGGGAGAGCGGCCTTTGGGCTACACTGTTGAGCGCTTGGATGTAAATGGTCACTATGAGCCAAGCAACTGTGTTTGGATTGAAAACAAAAAACAATCTTTAAACAGAAGATGCAATATCCCTATTAAAACCAAAGAAAAAATTTGCGAGCTAGCAAAAACAATTACAAACAAATCTATGATAGCCAGATTGGCAGGAGTAGGTAGGACAAGCGTTGATAGGGTGCTTAAAAATTGTGTATGATTGGGAGTAACTATAGTTGCTCCCATGTCAGATCTTTCTCGTGCGATTAACTTAATTCGCAAGTACGAGGGCTTTAACGAAAAAGCCTACCCAGATCCGATTACGGGCGCAGAACCTTACACAATTGGATACGGAACTCAATTCTACCCAGATGGATCTGCTGTTAGACGTGGGCAGTTCTGTACCATGGAAAAAGCACTGGAATATCTATTCAATGAAGTCAGTATTATTGAAACGCAGTTAGATAAATTAAACCTTGGCCTTGACAGCGTGATGCGTCAGGCATTGATTTCGTTCATTCATTCGATTGGCTGGGAGCCTTTCCTTTACAGTCACGTAATTGACTGTGTTGAAAACGAAGACTTCTGTGCAGCAATAGAAGAAATGGGCCAGTGGATTTTTGATGCCGACCATCACGTCGTTGGTAACCTTCTGGACCGACGCAGGGAGGAAATTAATTTGTTCCTGGAAGATTTGGATGAACGCCCTTGGCCCTCTAGTGAAATCCTTCTTGGTGCCTTCAGGAATTATTCAGCTTCTCAGCATGAGATTAACGCGATTCAGAAGCTGGAAGAACGGATCAGTCCTTACATCCTTTCTGAATTTGCCAATGAGTTTTGCAGTGGCAACAACCAATGGCTAGACAATCCTGCAAAGGACTACGATTCGGTCTTTAGCAGCTAGGCTTAGAATAAATGAAAGAAAGCATGAACAGCCGAATGGAGCGTTCAGTTGAACCACGGGAATTTGAACTTCCCTTAGAGCTTCAGTTCTCCATGCGCAAAGCTGAGCTTGCGGCTCAAGAGATGACCTGGGACGACCTGTATGCAGCTCTCCTAAACCTCTACCATCAACGCCTGATGGAGTGGTATGCGGTCAAAGAGATCATGGCGGCTGAAAATATTGAGATTGACTTCGACATTCCCACTGACCTGGAGCTAGCAGAACTCGCCGCCGCATGTATATACGACGACGAGGACGAGGATGAAGACAATCTTCAGCCGTTCTGAGTTTCGTTGACAGTAATTAGGCGGTCCAAGTACCACTGTGCTTTCTTAAGGTCTTGCACACCGCCTTTGTTACGCCAACGCCACGTGTACTTGACGCAATTCCCACGTAGGTAGCCCTGAAACTCCTCTGCGGTTAGCTGCGCTTCAATCGCATCGATGCATTCGATGGCGCCTGTTTCAGAATAATGAGGCGGATGGTTAACCATGTCTTCCTGGAGCACAGGAGGCTCTTCTTTGGTGGCCCAGGGAACTGGGCAAACACCATCCTTGCACTCAGTCGACTCGCTAATTATCGGCGCAAACCACGGCGCTTCAGAGATTCTTCCATCATCTCCTCGTTGGGTTCCCCCAGGGCCAGCACTAACGCCTTGGGTTTCGGTGATGCTCCCATCTCCAGACCCTGCTCCATTGTTGGAATATATCCCGTTGCTCCAGGCCGTCCCCCCTCGATTGCCAAGTTTGTCCGTTCCCTTCCGTCCTGACATAAGGTCAACCCTCTGTTGTACTGATCCATTAATGGTACATCAGCTTTTTCGTTGGCGAGAGGTGCGCCAAAATCATCTTCATCAAGACAACGACACTGCAGTTCGTCTTGAACAAAGCTATCTAAAAAACCAGCGGCTCCATGCATGGTAGTATCTGGGCTTGATTTATTCCTACTACAATCATACTATGGCAGATTTATTTAACTCTAATTACGATCCTCGCCAGCTATCAGGAACTTCTGGGGCTGAGGTATCAGACTTGCGTCCTGAGCAAGCGTATGACACTGACCTCAGACGTGTAGACGAAAGTGAAAGGGGTTCAGCAGAATCCTTGAACGACAATCAAAATCGTGTCGCCAAGTACATGCGTGCTGCCAAAAGCGCAGGTAAATTTCGGCAAAGTGCTGGTATTGATGAGCCAAGCATCCGAGGTAAAACGCCACGGTCAGAAGCGTCTATCAACGGGACAGTGCTGCCGAGCTTAGGCGATTCAGGTGGGCGCTCCGGCAGTACCGGATACGCCCGTAAGCCTCAGCCACAGTTCGGCAAACCGTTTGTTTAGACCTGGCTGTACACAACCTCATAGGGCTGGTTCTGGTACTTACCCTTGCGATCTTGATAGCTCGTCTCGCAGGGCTCGCCACGATAAAACAAAAGCTGTGTAATGCCTTCGTTGGCGTAGATGCGGTTGAACAAACCGGTGCAGTTGCTGATCTCAAGTGTCAGGTGCCCCTGCCAAGCAGCTTCTGCAGGCGTAATATTTACCAAGATACCCGATCGTGCATACGTAGATTTGCCAACGGCTACTACGGTCACGTCGCGAGGCAGCTTAATATGCTCCATTGCCACGCCCAAGCAATAGCCGTAAGGAGGGAGAAGAAAATACTCGCCCTTCTCGTCTTCCAATAGCTCGGCAGGCTTCAGGATGTTTTCGTCAAAATTCTTGGGGTCACAATCCCCCGCTTGAATCTTGCCAAAGATTAAGCATTGCTTGGGGGACAGGCGAATGTCATACCCGTATGAACTCAGGCCATAGCTCAAAAGCTTCCTGCCATCCTCTTTGCTGATCAAGCGATCAACAAACGGCGAAATCATATCATGCTCTTCGGCAAGTTGTTTGATTTCCCAGTCAGCAAGGACGCTCATGGTGCTCAGCAATCGTTCTTTAGTATACGGAACTTACGAAAGGATATGGCCCTTTTCAGCGTATAAGTCAATAAACTTTTCTACGGCGGCACCAGAGCTGTCCACTGGAGGCAGATATACAACAAGTGACGTGCACGTAGGTTGTTGCTTAACTTCATCACCAACGACTTTTAGCAGCTTTGGCGCGGTTCGCAAGATACATATAGGAAAGCTAAAGATTCGTGGGTCGTAACGAATCATGTCAGGGCAGTTGGTAAAATACAGGCCCTGCTTAATCTCCTTACTGAGCCAGGCATTGTACATGCGTTTAAACCAAACAGCATGTGACGATCTAAGCGTAGGGGAAGACCCTCGCGTAAACTTCCAGCGTTCGTTTGGTTTGTCCCAGTAATACGTGCCATTCGGTGGAAACAGGTAGGCGTTCCCGTGCCATTGCTGGGCATTTAGTCCGTCATCGCTAGGAGTAAAAAACTGTGTTGCCCCCACATACTTATTTGCAATCTTGGAACTCGCCACATCAAGATCAATGCCACCCATCAGGGCATGTGCTGAAGCCACCAAGTCTGGGCTCGTGATCAGCTCATTGTTTTCTGTGTAGCCAGGGCGGAATGTTTTCCCCATCAGCTCTCTGCAGTTTTCTGGTAATCAACTTCAAAGTAACGCATGCCGTCCTTGTCGTTAATGATGTAACCAGCTTTTTCTAATGGGTTGATTTTTTGTGCAGCGGCAAGAATGCGCCTAAAGCTTTCGGCCATGTCCCCATCATTCTCACGTTCGCACTCCTCCTGGGCAGAGTGAATCTCTTTGAGCGTCAAAAAGAACATAGAACGGGATTTGTCCTGGGGCTGGAACACCATTACGCCGGGTCCCTCTGTATCCCAAAATTTGCAATATTGTTGCCCCAAGTCACCAAGAATCAGCTTTATGGTGGCATCAAGCATCTTGGCCTTTGTATCGTCAGCTTCCAAGCCAATGACTGAAGCGATTAATTTTTCACGGCGATTCATGGTTTAATCAGTCCTTGGCGAGAAAGTGCATCAATAAGCTTGGGCAAAGGTTTGTAGATCACTACAAGTTTTCCAAGGATGCCACGTTTTTTTACCAGCTTACCCCGTTCGTCACGTAATTTGTCAAATTCCCCTGAACGGATAAGGTATTCGGCCACGCAACGAAGCCTACGTTTCAAAGGCAGCTCAGCAAGCGGAAATTTACCACAAATTGTATCTGGAACCATGTCCCTAAACGCCATGCGCAAGCGATTGGCAAGTGTCATGTTTGAATTTTCGTCTTCTTCTTCATAATTTTTTAAGATCTCCAGGTACCTTCTTAGGCACTTGTCGTCAAATGAGCCTTCGGGTGGCAAGAAGATTGCAACCTGATTAACCAACGACTCCGGCAAAACCTCTACGTGGTTTGCAACCGTTACTTTCTTGATTTCAACATTGGCAAAGCGGTGTGACATCACTGAAACTCCTTAAACCGCTCGGGGATTTGGTATAAGCGTGCGTCTTTGCGGAGATCCAGGATATCAACTTTTTTATTCTTGGCAAATGCTTGGATCAAATGGTTCCACGGGATACGAATCACCGGTTTTTTCATGTCACCAGGAGCGATATTCACATAATGAATGCCCTCTTCCCACCCTTTATCCACATTTTTCTTGCCAACGGTAATCCAGTTTCTAATCGTTTGATCAGATATGTTTAGGCGCCTTGCGCATTCTTCTGTAGAAATGTATTCATCTGCGTATGCCTCTGGATTTAGCATGTCCGTTTCTCCGTTGGAATAACGACTGTGCCATAGGGACGCAAGGATATTTCGAATCCCTTTCAGTTCCCATGCAATGTCTTCAAGACCTTTCCTAATACCGTGGGTCATACGTCAATAATCTTTAAGTAGATGCTAGTGTGTGGAGAAAGCATTTGCATCATGGAAGAGCAGGTAACTCCCAGTCAGCAACCTATGCCTAGTCAGATTACTGCCGAGCAATTGGCAGAGATGAAAGCAAGGGCTCGCGACATGGCCATACAGCAAACTATTGCACAGCAAGCAGCTGTTCCCCAGCAAAGGCCCCAGGTTGTTTACGTGCGGCGCAATTTGACAGTGGCAGAGTTGCTGCTGGTATTCCTTATTTCATGTGGCCTTGTCACAGGAGTACAGGCTGCATGGCACTTTGCCTCAACTACATTGCCTCGCCTTGAAATCAAGGTTAAGTAACTGGCTAGGCTCAGAGAAACTATAATTGATTTAGGAGTACCTGTGCGTATACAGTGGCCAATCGTCGTATTTCTGAACTTCCGCTCCTAGCTGGGGCGGATGTAGCTGAGCAGGATCTGCTGACGATGGTCCACGTATTTGAAGTGGACCCTACTCTTAAAAACAAAAAGATTACAATCTCTGGTTTTGGAGATTACCTCTCAACTAAATACGTAACGACCACTGGCGGCACGGTAACTGGCAACGTCCTGGTACAAGGGAACTTAACTGTAACTGGCGTTACTGTTGTCAATGCATTTACTAGTAGTGGTCTTGGAACGTTTAGTGGCGTTTTAGTCCAAAACAACTTAACCGCAAGTGGCACGATCAGCGGCCAAACAATTACAGGTCAAGCACTTCAATCTGTAACAATTAACTCAGAAACGGGTACATTCACTACGGTTACCGGGGCGACTTCAAACTTTGTAAGTGGGAATTTCAGTACCCGACTCTCGGGTGCAACCATTACTGGTAATACGCTTCAAGCAACGTCCGGACAATTTAGTTACCTAAGTGGCGCCACAATTACAGGTGGTTTGGTCCAGGGTGTAAGTGGTATTTTTGGTACACTTGCTACGCCTGTTCTTGATGTAAGTGGCAACTTGTCCGTTGCTAGTGGACTGACCGTTACTGGCCTTGCTCAATTTGCATCAGGAGTACAAGTCACTGGCACGTTATCAGGAACAACTGTCACTGGGACAACGGCACGTTTTACTAGTGTCACTGGTGTAACTGGTGTATTTACAACTACGTTGTCAGGTGCATCCATTACAGGGACAACCGTTAACGCAGCATCAATTACCGGTGTATCTGGAACATTTACAACAAGGGTATCGGGAGCAACCGTAACTGGTAACATAGGTTCCTTTGGCTCAGTTAGTGGGATTTCGGGCGTATTTTCTCAGGTTCTTTCCGGTGCTGTAATTACTGGAGACGTTGGTCAATTTACTGCAATCACCGGTGTGTCCGGTGTATATACCAATTTATCTGGCGCCACGGTCACTGGTGATACTGTTGCAGCCACAAATGTATCGGGTGTTTCCGGTGTATTTACTAGCCGTATCTCAGGTACTACCGTTACCGGCACCACTGCAGCTTTTACAACCATTACAGGTGTCTCTGGTGTATTCACTACTCAGGTATCAGGAGCAACCATCACTGGTACCAGTGGTCAATTCACAAATGTAACGGCAGGCACTGGGGTCTTTACTCTTGTTTCTGGTACTACTGTCACGGGTAATACTGGTGCGTTTACTAACCTCACTGGTATTGCAGGTGTCTTTACCACCAGTGTTTCAGGTGCAACCGTAATAGGTACAACGGTTACCGGTGCGACAGGCATCTTTACCTATGTAACTGGCACCACGATTACCGGCGTTACAATCAATGCTGCTACTGGTGTATTTACCACACTTCAAGCAACAAACCTTAGTTTTACTAACACCACAATCTCAGGTGATTTAAACGTTGTTGGCTCTGGTTTTATTGGTTCTGGTTTGTCTGTAACTGGTACGATCAGCGGACAAACGGTAACCGGTACAACGGCAGCTTTTACCTCAGTCACTGGAGTGTCCGGTGTCTTTACTACGCGTTTATCGGGTGCAACCATTACGGGTAACACTGGATTATTTGCCAATACAACAGGTGTTTCTGGTGTATACACTTATATTTCGGGTACAACCGTTACGGGTGATACTGCCAGATTTAGTAGTGCAACTGGAATTAGCGGCACATTTACAACGCTTTTATCGGGTGCAACCATTACCGGTAACACGGGACAGTTTAGCAACATCACAGGTGTTTCCGGCACGTTTACTAGTACTCTTTCAGGCTCAAACATTTTCGGAACCAACGCAACTATCACCAACATCACCGGCGGAACACTTGCGATCACAACTCCGTCTGGTGCTACTCCCGCCATTGTTTGCTCAGGTGTTGTTTCTGGTAGTGCCAGTGGTTTTATAATCAAAGGCCCCTTGATTATTCTTTGACTATAAGTTTTAAAAAGCTAGAATCGTAAAAAGGATTTGTTAAAACAATGCCATACGGTGAAATTCGGGTTGATACTATTACCTTTACCAACGCGGGCGTCGATAAAAGCATTACCGTTTCTGGGTTATTTGCGTCTACCTCCGGTAATTTAACTGTTACTGGAACTGTTTCAGGTACGACGTTCACCGGGACAACCGCAAATTTCACAAGCGGTAACGTCACCACGTTTAGCGGTGGTACCTGCACTATTACTTCAGGTGTGTTTGCCTCTGGTACGGCAACAAACCCGTCAATCAGTTTTATTGCAGACTCAAATACAGGGCTTTATTCTCCTGGTGCAGACCAATTTGCGATCGCAACTAATGGCACGGGGCGGCTTTTAGTAGACAGTTTGGGTAATGTGGGGATTGGTACGAGTAGCCCTTTGAAAGAATTACATATTAACGCAACTACTCCAACAATTCGCCTAGAGGAAAATGGCGCAGGCTCTAAACGTCTTGAAATATCTATTGACTCATCAGCTTTAGCAAGAATTGATGCACCGCAATCAAGCAGTCAACTTTTGTTTGGAACAGTTGGCACCGAACGCCTCCGCATCGACAGTGCCGGCCGCGTGGCGATTGGAACGAGTAGTCCAAGCACAGCAACAAAAATAAGCATCGTTGATTCAACATCGGCGGGCATTTATTTTTTGCGCACAGCTCAAGGTGAGACGGTTATTGAAAATACCGGCCCATTGACTATTCGCCAGTCATCTGGCAACGGTGCTAATCAAAACATTTTCTTTAAGACAGGGGCTTCTGTAGGAACAGAAGTTACGGCTATGACCATTGATGGGTCACAGCGGGTGGGAATTGGAACGACTAGTCCAGGTTACAGCTTAGATGTTGTGAGCGCAGACACAACTGCAGGTGTTGGTTATGCAGTACGATTGCGTGCAAATGCGACCGCTGGTGCTACAGCGCTTCAATTTACTGACAATGGTGCAACAGCACAGTATGGGTATATTGCATGCGATTCATCTTTAAATCTTAAGTTTGTAAATGGAACTACGGAACGCGTTCGCATCGACGACTCCGGTAGGTTGTTGGTTGGGATTTCTACGTCTGTAAGCACGCTTTCATCTATCGGGGCACTTTTACAAGTAAATGAAGGCTCTGGTGTTGCAGCGTCGTTATTGCGTTCTACTGATGACGTCTCCGGTGCAAACCTAGTATTTCGCAAAACAAGGTCTACTACGCCAACAGGTGTAACAATTGTCCAAAACAACGACTATCTTGGTGCTGTGTCATGGATGGGCACCGATGGCAGCAACCCCATCCAAGCTGCATCAATTTCTGCGCAAGTAGACGGCACACCAGGCACTAATGACATGCCGGGCCGTCTGGTCTTTAGTACCACTGCCGATGGCAATAGCAGCCCGACGGAGCGGATGAGGATTTCACAAAATGGTGTTGCAGGAATCGGAACTACTGATTCGGGGGGCAGCGTAGCCAATGGCATCGGTGCGCAGATTCATCCTGTTGGATACGCACAGTTTATTAGAAGTAACGCGACGCTATTGGTGCTTAATCGACGAACTGGCGATGGCAATCTTGTTGAGTTCTATCAAGACGATACTCAAGAAGGAACCATCTCTGTTTCTGGTACTACTGTTAGCTATAACGGTGCCCACCTTTCGCGCTACTCCCAGTTTCCTGGAGGCATAGAACGCACCGAAATCTTGCGTGGCACTGTGCTGAGCAACATTGATGAGATGTGCGCTTGGGGCGAGGAAGCTAACGAGCAGCTAAACCGCATGAAGGTGAGCGACGTTGAAGGCGATCCAAACGTGGCTGGCGTTTTCCAAGGCTGGGATGACGATGACGACACCTACACCGATGACTTCTACTGCGCGATGACGGGTGACTTCATCATCCGCATTGCCCAAGGTGTTACGGTGCAACGCGGTGATCTACTGATGTCTGCTGGTGATGGTACTGCCAAACCTCAGGGCGACGACATTGTTCGCAGCAAGACTGTTGCCAAGGTGACTTCAACTCACGTCACCTGCACCTATGACGATGGCAGCTACTGCGTGCCCTGCGTGCTGATGGCTTGTTGATTAACAATCTCCATTAATAACCCTGTTAAACTAAAAGAAAACATTTGTTATGGCTAACACCACTTGGGATATTGCACAGCTTGAGCGTCGTCTTCCCGATGGCGATACTTGTCCTGATGGCGCTATCTACACAGTACACTGGACTGCATCCCTGGAAGAAGACGGCGAAACGGCAGGTGCATATGGCAGCATTGGCCTTGGTGATCCCGACCCCTCCTCCTTTGTTCCTTTTGATCAACTGACCAAAGAAGAAGTTGTTAATTGGGCATTGTCTGCCCTGGGTGTGGATCAAGTTGTTTCTATTGAAGAAGCACTGCACAACCAAATCCAACAAAAACTTCATCCCACTTCTGCGGTTGGTGTTCCCTGGTGATTGGTTGCTATACTTTTTGAAGTCACTTGTTTAACATGGCTTGCAAAAAGTCTGCTCTCGTCTCAGCTATTAACTCTTTTGGTGCTGCCCGTGCTACCGGCGATGGTAACCTCATTGCT